TAACGCTGTAGTGATTGTGGATGAATGTCAGAACTTGAATTTTCATGAACTTGATAGTATAATTACAAGAATAGGTAAAAACAGTAAAATTATATTTTCCGGAGACTATACACAATCTGATCTTACTAAAGAAAATGATAAAAAAGGTATTCAACATTTTATGAGAATACTTAAATGTCTAAAAGAATTTACTGCTATTGAGTTTGGAATAGAAGATATAGTAAGAAGCGACTTTCTTAAACAGTATATCATAGCAAAGTATAATATGCAATCTAATGGAAACTATTAAAAAACACTACTGTTGCTTTAACAAAAACTATAAAGAAGCTGCAGAAAGAAAAATATTATTAAAGTATTTAAAAACAAACAATCTGCTAAATAAAGGTTATGTTTCAACAGGAGAAGAAAGTGATGAAACATTTCATGAGTTGGATATAGAAACTACATTAAATAAATCTTTAATCAATATAGTTCCTGAAGGTAATTTTAGGTCTAGGGATTCACAGTTTTTAAGTGAAAAGATATATAGATGTTTTTTATTTAAAAAACCTTTCATACTACTAAGTAGGCAGAATGATCTATCCTATATTAAAGGTATAGGGTATAAAACATTTGAACCTATTATAAATGAAGACTATGATAAAATATATGATCACAAAACTAGGTTAATAGAGGTATGCAAAGAAATAAAAAGAATTACTAGTAAACCTATAGAAGAATTTACAAATGATGTTGATAAATTAACAGAAATATGCGAATATAACTATAAATTATATATTTCAAATAGAGAATTTAAAAAAAGAAAATTTTATGATAGAATCACAAAAAACTATTAATGTATTAGTAGATAATATACATAAAGAAAAAGGATTAATATCTAATGTAGTAAAAGGGGGTGAAGAAGTACTAGCGGGAACTACTCCATTAATATTTAAAGACTACAAGTTTAACTATATTCCTTCTTACTTTGTAAAAGATATAAAAAATTGGATATATCCAATAGTGATTCTTAATAGCACTTTTATAAGTTTTTTACTAGCAAATAGTAGCTCTGGAACAGATGTATTATCACTAATACCAAATAAAGTTTATCAAGAATATAAAAAAAATAAAGGTCATATAGTATTAGTTTTATATGAACCTATAAATGATGAAGATATAAAGTTATTAGTAAAAACAGTAGAAACTAATCCTAGATATAAAAATTTATTATTTATGACCATGCATTATATTGATTCCCCTAATTTCTTTATGTTTAATATTACAGAACATGAATTATTTAATTTTGAAGTGCACGGTCTTAAATATAATGTTCGTAGCACTTATGAGTTATTTAAACGAGAGAATGAAGAAAAATCTATTAATCTGATGATAGACGATATAGATGTAGAAAAAGGGTGTATAGCTAACTTACTGGGAGATGAACGTCATTGTATTAAATTAAGACCTATATTTAATGGTTATAAATTAAATTATATTCCATCATATTTTGCTGATTATACAGAAGAATGGTACTATCCTATAGTACTTAGTCATTTATTTATATTTAGTGAGTGTGGTAATCCTCCTTTAAAAAGTTTAATACCTAGATCTGTTAAAGAAGGTATTAAAAATAAAAGAGGAAAATTTCTATTTATTATGGTTGAGGCAATGACTATAGAAATGATAGAATATATAGAAATGATAATACTACATAGAGGAGTTCTCACAAGGGAACAAGAGTCAGATTTTATTTTTGTTACTCCTCATATAATAGATCATCCAAACTTTTATACTGCAGATTTAAATGTTGATACCTTATTATATAAAGATACAGAAGTGGCTGATCAAAAGGTCTCTAATGAAAGAACTAGAAAATTTTGTTGTTTTCTAAGTAACTATCACGAAAGATATATAAGAGGTTTAGTAGTAGTTGCTTTAGAAAAATGTAATTTACTTGATCAAGGATTCGTTTCATTAAAAGATAATGGAAAAGATTTTAAAAATAAATTAGATACCACTCTTTTAAATACTAAACACATGCAGACCTTATCTATAGTTACAGAACAAGAAAATACTAAGCTAGATTTTACTTCTTTTAATAAAGTATATAGTATGTTAGATATAAAAGATACGTTAGGTAACTCTTTATTTAATTTTGTAATAGAAGGATCATATGATAAACCAATACCACGTGTGTATAACGACCCAGCAGGAGAAGTGGTTCATGTAACAGAAAAAACATATAGAAATATTATTTATAAAAAACCTTTTATAATACTAGGACAACCAAGACAGTTAGAATTTTTACATAAACTAGGATATAAAACATTTAGTCCTATTATAAATGAGAGCTATGATACTTACGAAGATTCGGCTGAAAGATTTTATATGGTTATGAAAGAGATAAAACGTCTATGTAGTAAAAGTAAAGAAGAGTTAATAGAAATGTTTAAACAAGTAGATGACGTTTTAAACTATAACTATAATTTGTATTTTTCTAAGCAATTAGAATTAAGAGATGAATTAATACGTAGAGTAAAAAATGAATAGTATATATAAAAACTTTGATAATAACACACTAAACTATGATCATGATTGTTATCCTTGGGCTTTATGGGTATTAGAAATAATACAAGAATTATATCCTTATGTAACCAGTCTTGAAAATATACATAAAGAGGTACCTACTAGAGAATTGATACCAATAACAGATATGGTACAAAAAAGACTAAGTGCTCCTGATTATTCTAAAGAGTTTGATGCTTTTGCAAAAACTTATATAGCACCTCTATTAGCTGATAAAAGATACTTAATTAAAAGGCGTCCAACTCTTAATTTAGTAGTGCCTAATCAAGAAAGATTAGGTAGAAAACTACCCTTTCATCAAGGTATATTTTATAAAAATGGTAGAGGACAAGGTACTATATGGATGCCTTTAACAAGGGCATATGATACTAACTCTATGTACGTAGTGCCCACAGATAGTTCTAGAAAAATTACAAAGGCATTAATAGAAGGTCAATGGGATCAGAAAACATTTGAAGATGCGTGTCTAGAAACTGCCTATCCAGTAGATTTAGAGGTAGGACAAGCACATCTATTTCATCAAGAAATATTACACGGTAATGTGAATAATAAAACTGATATTACTAGACTGGCCATAGATTGGCATGTTTTAGTAGAGGGAGAAGAATTTGGAGGGAGGCTACCTGGAGGATTCTTTAGGTTACCTAATGATACAGAGTACAGAAGAATAAATCATACAAATGATACCTGTGTAGGATACATAGGTAATAATACGAACTATGACAGAGACATACCTCTTAATTTACAAAGAGATACAGTTCGATCATTTTGTAAAACACATAATATACCTAATAACATGATGCAGGTTGAAAATGAATATCTACATTGGATGCCTATACTAGAAGAGTTAATAGAATCAGAAATAGATGTTATAGTTATGAGTAGTATATACTCTTTACCTGATGAAATAACTAGACGAGAATATTTAATGAATTTAGCACTAGTAAATAATATTACTATATGGTTTGTTAATGAAGAATTTTGTTTAAATAATAAAGAAGAAAAAGATAAAATTAATACATATTTAAATTTTGCACACAAAAAGAAAGGTTGGTTACCATGGGAAACAAGTTAGTAATACCTACTAGTATAGACTACGATATGTCTTTTATATTTAGTACTAAATGGGAAGATTATCAAGATACTTCTATCCATTACCAAGTTAGAAGACTACAGCACATACACGAACCTTATGGAGGTCTACCTATAACATACACAGATAATAATACGTTAATTTATCAAAGATTCTTGACTAGAGAAGAAATAGACTATGATACTCTTGGGAATCAAGTAGGAATAGATGTATATACTGTATCAGCAATAAAGCAGAAACCTGGAAATACTATACCACTACATATAGATAGATTTTATAAATTAAGACAACAAAATCCAGAGTCTATAGGAGAGCCTGTAAGAGCCAATATATTTTTAGAAGATTGGAAATGGGGACATGTAATTCAATTTGAAGATAGTTTAAAAAGTAACTGGAAGAAAAATACAGGATGGATATTTAATGAGCATGTACTACACTTATCTTCAAATTGTGGTATGGAAGATAAATATACACTTCAATTATCAGGATTTTTTAAGTAATGGCAATTAGATATACAAATCTACCAGATAATAAAAGTAAACCTTTTGGTGGAGCCTACAGTGTACACGACAGAGAGCTAACGTCTTATAGAGATGAAACTATAAGAATGTTTACTGTTAATAATAATTATTCAGAGAAAAACGCAGAGATAATTAAACAAGACTTTTTGCAAACATATAAACAATGGATGTTTAGCCATTTTCCAACAGTTAATGGAGTAGAGCAATATACTCATATGTGTTTTACCCAAGGAACCACAGAGTCTTTTGCACAGTTTTATATTAGGTATAGAGATAATCATAGGCTACGAATAGCAAAAGGTGAATATTTCTATAATCAAATGATGAAATCATTATGGTATAGTGATAACTTTGCTTGGCTAGATGATGAACCTATTAAAGAAGGTGATGTAGTATTATTGAGTGTTCCTTTTGCAGATACAGGTGCAGTGCCTAGTAGTCTTGAAAAAATATTATGTGATTGTGATATATTAAAAGTTCCTGTTATGTTAGATTTAGCATATCTTAACCTAGGAGTAGACATGTCCTTTGATTTATCTCACCCTTGTATAGAATATGTGGTATCATCACTTTCTAAAGTATTTCCTATTGAAAATCATAGAGTTGGTATACGTTTACAAAAAGAACCTTTTGAAGATCAAATATATGTAATAAATGAATATAACTATAATTATATTAATTTACTAAGTGCATATCTTGGTACTGCTATGATGAAAAAATTTCCTGCTGACTACGTATTTGAAAAATACCATCATAAACAACTAGCATTCTGTCAAAAACTTGATTTAGTACCTTCCTATTGTGTATATTTTGGTATAGACTATTCTGGACGATTTAGAGAATATAACAGAGGTGGTAATGGAAACAGACTGTGTTTCTCAAGAATCTGGGATGGAAGAATGATGTATGACTTGTAATAATGACTGGGATGAGTTAGAAGAAATTATAGTAGGAACTGCTACTTCTTGTAATATACCCGACCCTAATATTAGTATACTAAAATGTCAGTTTCCAGAGTATGAAGAAGAATATATTAAGTCTGTGTCAGGATACTATCCTGAACAAATTATTGATGAACAAAATGAAGATTTAGAAATACTAAGTAATACCTTAAAATCTTTAGGAGTAAAAGTTTATAGACCAGATACTACATACGCTAATGCTGAAACAAAATCCCCTACATGGCACGGTAAAAATTGGCAATACTACTCTCCCAGAGATCTGACTTTTATAGTAGATGATATAATCATAGAAACACCTACCCCTTTATGGAATAGACAATTTGAGACATGGGGTTATAGAGAAATATTTACTAAACTTTTTAAAGAAGGGTATAAATGGTTAAAAGCTCCTATACCTATATTATTTGATGAAAACTATAAAGAAGATACAAAAGGTGTGCCCTCACTAAATAACGAGGAAATTCTTTTTGAAGCAGCTAATTGTGTAAGAGCGAATAAAGATATACTATATCAAATATCCAATACTGGAAATAGATTGGGAGGAGAATGGTTACAAAGTATACTAGGTGATCAATACAAAGTTCATATAGTAGAAGGTTTATACTCATATGCACATTTAGATAGTACTATTCTACCTGTAAGAGAAGGACTGGTAGTATATAACGCAAGTAGAGTAACACCTAATAATGAACCTGAAATATTTAAATCTTGGGATAAAATTTGGATAAATGAATGTGTTGGAGAAACAACAGCATCAGTAAGATTACCTTGGGGAGCCAGTGAGTGGATTGGTATGAACTTTCTGAGTGTGAATCCAAATCTTGCTATTGTAGATAAAAAACAAACAGAAATTCATAAAAAATTAAATGCTGTTGGTATTGATACTATACCATTAGAGTTAAGGCATGATAGACTTTTAGCTGGAGGATTTCATTGTGTAACTTTAGATTTAAAAAGAAAGAGAGCCTCATGATAGATGGCGTACAATAAAAGTAAAGCTAAAGGTTCAGCATATGAACAAAAAATAGCTACACTATTAAGTAAAGAGTTTGATGTAGAGTTTAGAAGAGTTCCATTATCTGGAGCAATAGACTATCTAAAAGGAGATATTTGGACACCCCATGATACTGCCTGGTGGCCATATTGTATCGAATGTAAACATTATAAAGAAATTCAATGGAATAATCTATTAACTTCTAAAACTAGTAATATATTTGGATTCTGGCAGCAAACAGTTAGAGAAGCAGAAGTTATGAAAAAGAAACCTTTGTTATTATTTAGATGGGACAGATCTAAAGATTATGCCGCATACGACGATGATTTAGAAATAGAAGATTATGTAGAAGTCTCTTCTTTTGGGCATAAGTTTAAAATATCTAGATTAGATGATTGGATTAAGGCGTTAAAGAAATCAGGTAAGTTATCTGATTATCGGGAAGAGAAGTAATATAGCTATTGCTAACTTGTTTTATATTTGTTATATTTATTTATAAACACAGGAGATAAATATGACTAAATCATGGAATGATCTTGCCGATGTGCAAGAAACTGACTACTCTGACCATAATAATCTATTAATTGTAGATGCTAACAATCTATCATACCGCTGGCTTCGCAGACCAAATCACGCATCTTTTGCAGATGACTTTATTCGTACTATTGAATCACTAGCAAAGTCATACCAAGCTAAACGCACTATTGTATGTTTTGACTTTGGTAAAAGCTATTACCGAATGGAAATGTTAGAAGACTATAAAGGCACTCGTACAAAATCTGACGATCCTGATGAGGTAAAACGCTTTGAAGAGTTCTTTGCTGTACTTAATTCTCTCCCAGATGAAATTCATGATGAAGTAGTAAAGTTTCGAGGTGTTGAAGCTGATGATACTCTTGCGTGGATTACACAAAATCTAGCACAGAACTATAATCATACTTGGGTTGTATCTTCAGATAAAGATTTACTTCAATTAATCAAAGAAGATGTATCAGTATTTAATATATTTGGGCGTAAGGAAGTAACACTAGAATCTCTACAAGAAGATCTAGAACTTACACCTGCACAGTTTATGATGTCTAGAATTATTGAAGGAGATAAAGGCGATAATATTATAGGTATTGAAGGTATTGGCCCTAAACGTGCTCAAGGACTTGCTAAAGAGTATAAAACTTTAGATAATTTACTAGCCGCTTTACCACTAAAAGGTCGTGCCAAGTATATTCAAAATCTAAATGCTGGTAAGGAAAGGCTAATTAGGAATGAAAATCTAATCAATCTAAAGTACTGTACTGAGGCTATTCTTGCGGGAAAAGAAGGGGAAGAAGCTCTTGACCGACTATCAGATCTGTGAAATAGATATTGAGAAAAGTTCTACAGCAAAATACTTAGAACAAAACTATAGTTGTGAATGGGGATTCAATCAAGATACTAATCTTGATCCCTTTTTCCATCTTAGAGCTTGTATAGTAAATCCCGTAAAAATTGCTGCAGGGAAAACTATACCAATACCTACAGGCATATATCCTGCGTTAAAAAATCCTAGTTTTAGGATAGAAGTTAACTCTTTTACTGATTTGGTGTATGAGCAAGGATTAGCTCTAGCTGACGGAATATCTACCTTTGAATTTACATTTAGGAATGAGATATGGTTATTGATTAAAAATAATTCAGAACAAGCACAGATGATACAGCCTACTCAAAAAATTGCAACTTTTTCTGTAAACTATCGCCCACGAATGGTATTAAATTATGTTGATCAGATAGAAGATATTGCTTGGAAAAATTCATCAGCTAAAAGTTATATTCAAAAAATTAAAAAGAAAATTAGTCCTGATATACATGACATAAAAAAAGATAAACATCAAGATATGGATTATAGTAGAGGTACTATTCAACAATATGTAGACGGTGGATTTGCTACACACCAATTAGATATAAACGAAGTTGAAGGAATTATTAGACCCTTACAACGAGAAGAAACATTAAAAAAACCTACAGGAGTAAAGTCAAGTGAAAGCTAAGTTAATGGGATATACGCAAGTTATGCCGGGAGCATTTATAGGTATTGATAATCTACAAGATTTTGTAGCATACTGTGCAAGAGTATCAAATCCTACAAACCAGATGAATAGCGATACAGCTGAAAAACTAATTAAGTATTTAATTAAACACAAGCATTGGTCGCCTCTTGAAATGGTATCTGCTACTATGGAAATTGAAACTACTAGAGATATTGCTAGACAATTACTACGTCATCGATCATTTTCTTTTCAAGAGTTTAGTCAGCGATATGCAGATCCTGCTGATATGGATGAAACTTTTGTAGTATCTGAAGCTAGACTACAAGACACAAAAAATCGTCAAAACAGTATTGAGACTGATAATGAGGAACTTCAAAAAGAATGGGTAAGAGCTCAAAAACATGTAATTGACGCAGCAGAATCAGCGTATGAATGGGCAATAAGACATGATATTGCTAAAGAACAAGCTAGAAAAGTACTACCAGAAGGTTTAACTTTATCCAGACTGTATGTAAATGGCACTCTTCGTTCTTGGGTTCATTACATTGAATTACGTAGTGCTAATGGTACACAAAAAGAACATATGGAATTAGCACAAGCCTGTGGACAAGCTATAGCAGAAGTATTTCCACTTGCTAAAGATTTATAATGTCCATAGGCTTTTTAACTCAATATTATAGAGGACTTGGCCATTCTCAACGTATAAAATTTATAGCAGAAAAAACAGCAGAGCGTCATGATGTAGTAATTATGGATCAGTTATTTCAACCTCCATTAGACTATAAAGTTCCACATACAGCTTTTTTAGGTGATTATAAAATACCAGATATTAATAAAGTATTTCAGTTTATACAACAAGCTCCTATTATAAATTTTCGTATTAATCAATTTATAAAAACTATAGAAAAATATAAAATTAAAGTATTAGTATGTGAAGGTTTTCCTTTTTGCAGACAACAATTTGCACATGAATATTTTAGATACCTTGAAGAGTGTAAAAAACGAGGTATTAAAATAATAATATCTGTTAGAGATTTTCCTTGGGATGAGCCACATCATAATCAATTACAAGATTGGGTATTGTATACACAAAATATAGTGTGCAAACATTATGCAGATCGTATATTAGTACATGGAGATAAAGATTTATTACCGCTTATAAGTGATAGAACTAGATTAGCTAATTCTGTACAAATAATAAAAGATATTGAACCCTTACTTCAATATACTGGGTATGTATGTGATGAAGACCAGCCTATACATGCACAAAAAAATAATAATATTTATATAAGCACCGGATTAAATAAAGATGAATCAGTAGTAATATTTAAAAAAATTGCAGAAATAGCACATCATTATCCTGACTATAAATTTATCATGCCTATAGCTAATAAGTATAATTCTGTAGGTGGTAGAAAAAATAAAAATATCTATCTTGTAGAATATGTACCAGAGCTTAGAAATAAATTAGTAGATTGTGCAGGGTATATTACTTATGGGGGCTATAATGCTACTGTAGAAATATTGCAAAGTAGAGTACCTTCTATAATTGTTCCTAGACAGAGTGGTAGAAAAATGGAACAATTTGTTAGGGCATTTACTTTTGAACCTTATGATTTTTTTAAAGTTATGACCATGCAAGAATTTGGGGGTATAAAATCTTTAGTAGATAAGATTATATCAGGATATAAACCTAATCTTTTTACTTATAATCTACGAGGAACCTCTAATACTGCGGATATTATATCGGAGATATATAATGGATGTTGAAGAAATTGCTAAGCAAGAGCTTATGTGGAAAGACTTAGTAAGTAGAGGTGAAATACTATCACTACAACTACTAGCAAAAGAAGCTAAAGATGATTTAGAAAAACGTATAGCCGCATTTTTAGTAATAAGAAAAAAAGCTATTAAATTAGGTAATGATAGTTTTGAGTTTAGAAATAAAATACATGGTACAGATGAAAAAACTAGAATTGCTGCAATGTATAGCTGGGCTAGTCAAAAAAATATAAATAAACGTAGAGCACTACTAGCATATCGTAAAGCAGAAACAAATGCTTGGATATACAAAACACTGCTAGATAAAAAAGAAACAGGTCTATTTAAAAAATGTAAAAATTTAATTTTAGTAGGTTCAGGAATGTATCCTTACTCAATGTTTGATATACAAAAAAAATATAAGCATATAAAACAAGTAGGTATAGAAATTGATAAAAAAAGAGCAGATATAGGTCGTGATTTAGTTAGTAAGTCTCCTGCTAATGATTATATAGATATAGTAACTTGTGATGGATATGACTATGATTATAGTTATTTATTAGAAGATGATTTAGTATTTATATCTTGTGATGTAGATAGTAAAAAATTAATAAACATGTTAACGAAAACTACTAAGGCGCACATTTTTATATGTGCGCCTTATGAAAAAACTTGGTTAAGAGCATTATTAGTTAGTAATAAAATAACTAAAAAAGATGGTATTACTTCTTTTTTGGAGTAGTTTTACGTTTCTTAACCTTACGTTTTTTTAGTTTAATAGGTTTTGGTTTTTTAGATGTCTGAAAAACTTCAGGTACGATTGACATTTGCTTTAACTGTCTTTACCGTTTGAGTAAGGGGATTCTTTACTTCTTTAACTGTAAGTTCACCTCCACCTTTGT